AGCCATACTTGAGCGCATCGATACTCGATGCGTCGGTGAGCTCGGTGATGATGAGGAACACACCATCGGTGAACATGAAGTAGCCATCCACAAAGATGACGTCTATCACGTCACCAAGGTCGATGTCCGTTATTTGCGCCAACGTGCCACCCGTGAGCAGATATGCCGACCCTACCGCCGTGACGACTGCCATTTGGGTCGGGGAATGGGCAAATTGCGCCACCTCGAGCCCTGTGGTTACCGGCGCTATCTGGGTAATGGTGCCATCTGACGCTACCGAGCAGAGATAGCCACCAAGCACGCGGTAAAGCACGCCGTTCCACACGTGGCAGCCGTGGTCTACACCGGGGGGCGTGCTCGCAGTCTGCTCAACGATGCCCTCGGCGGGCCGCAAGTACCCGCGGCTCAGCTCGTTTTCGTACGGCACCGGGACGAGGTTAACCGGGTAGGTGGCGCGCAAATCGCCGCGCTCGTCCGACGCCAACCCGTTGAGCACGCTGATTTGGGCCATTTCAGCCCACCCGGTACCATTTTTCCAACAGCGCGTCGTACTTGAAGCGCGCAAAGCCGTTAGCAGCAAAGGTAGTCGGCTCGCCCACCACATCGCTTGCGCCGTTGGCGTCAAATGTCAGCGTCGTGACGATTTGTGTGCAGTTGATGAGCACCTCTTGCTTGTCCACCAGCGATGTGGACAACGGGAACTTGACCGTGAGGGCAGCAATCGTGCCCGCGGGGGTGATAATGAGGTGCACGTTCTCCGAGCCGTCCGCATCCTCCGCCGTTGATCCCAACGTGACGGTTGCGCCAGTCAATGGGCTGCTATATTGCGTGGCGAAGCTCGATCCGCTCGCCGTCAAGTTGTCTTCGATGTAACTCAGCAGCGTGGCGAGGCTCACGCGGCGCGCGTCACCATTTGCTGAGCTGTAAACGAGCAGATTATCCGCTGCAACCAGCGAATCGAGCGCTGTGAGGTCGATGATTCGGCTCATTCTAAGTCAACTCCGTCAATTGCGCCGCCGCTGCCCACATCTACCGGGGCAGTCGGGGTTTGTAGGAAATTCCGGGTAGTAAATCGGCGGTTGCCGGCACCCGCTGGGGTGTGGGATGGCAGCTGGACCGGGATTACCTCAACGGTTTGCGTCAGTAGCGCCAGATAAGCGAGACGTGCGTCACGTTTTAGGTCGGGACTCGGTACTTTGCCCACCCCCGGGCACAGACGAAGCGCCAAATTGAGCTTTACGGCCTCTTCCGCTGTGTCCCCGATGCCGGACTCGGCGTCAATGTCGGTTCCCGGCACGTAGCCCACGCGGATGTTGCGTGCATTCCACGCGCTCATCAGCCCGTTGAGCTTGCCGAGCGCCGCCGTGAGCTCGACGGGGTCCACATCGAAGTTATTCGAGATGCCCAGCTCGCTGAACGCCGCTTCGATTATGTCGCGCTTGGTGGTCATGTGAAAGAAAATGGGGGCCAATTGGCCCCCATCGTACGCTGCACTGCAGCAATTGGCAAGGTTAGCCGATACGGTAGGTCACATAGGTGTTCGACGCGGTCTTCCGGGTCCGAAATTGCGCGCTGTTACCGTAGATGCCGCCGGTCGTGCTGTGCGAGGACTGCACAATCGGGTTGCCCACGATCGTGTGGTTCGTGTTGGCCGTCAACGTGATGGTATCGACCGCAGCGGCGCTCAGGTTAATAAGCACCCAGTCGAACGCGTCGTCCGCCGCAAAGTCAGGCAGTGCCGCATCAGTATTAGACCCTGTCGGCAAGGTGTATGCCTGAGTTGCACCGGCCGCATGCGTGCCTGTCACGATGCCAGTCAGCAGGTTGGCGATAGTCAACGTGGCCGCCACAGTCTGAGCATTCGGGGTGCCCTGCTTGATCGATTGTACGCCTCGGATCAGCACCAGCCCCGCAGCACCCGCCGTGCCGCCCGAACTTGTGCCGCCCGCACCCGGGGTAAGTGTGATCGATCCGCCCGCCCCGCCGTTGCCGGTACCGGCCGATGCCGCGCCGCCGTCCCCGGCAGTAACCGTCACGTCACCGCCCGCACCGCCGGCATGCGCGCCAGTAGAGTTGGTGGCGCCGCCGACACCCGCCGACACCGTGACCGTACCGGCCGCTCCGCCGACTTGCCCCGTCGCGCCGCCGGTATTTGCACCGCCCGCGCTGGACTGCACGGTGACCGCGCCAGAAGCGCCGCCCGCCACAGCCGCAGCGCTCGCCGCGCCCGCGCCCGACTTGAGGACGACCGCGCCCGTCGTGCTGCCGCTGCCGGCAGTGGTAACGCCGGTGGCCACAGTGAGTGTGCCAGACGCGCCGGAGGTAGACCCGCCAGCACCCGTGGCCACCGTGACCGCGCCGCCAACACCAGTAGCACCCGGGGTGCCGCCGGTGAAGATGAGCGCGCCGCCGGCATTCGCCGAGGTGCTCGAGGTGCCGCCCGTTACCGTGACGGCTCCGCCCTGCGCAGCGGCATAACCGGTGAGCGCGAACGGATCGACCGAGCCGACGAGGTCCGATGCGTTACGGTCAGCAGTTGGCGACGTGCCCACGTCGTAGAAGACCGGCGCCGCGCTCGCATTCTCGATGCGGATTGTGGTCGCTACGGTGCTCGAGAACGTGCCATAGACGGTTTGGCCGTTCGTGGTCGGCGTGAGAACGCTAGCCTGTGAAGGGAAGTTGGGGTATCCAAGCAGCTTAGACACCTTGGCGGTACCGTCCGTTAGGACGGCGATCTTTTGGGACGCGGGGACGCTAACGTCCACCGTGCCGTTCGCATACAAAACATTGACAGTCATGGTTCGATTCCTGTGATGGGTGGGCCATCCATGGCCCGAATTGGTTTACCGTAACGCGTTAAACGTTAGGCGTTAGGGACGTTGTTGTTTTGGCCAAAGAGCATGATACCAGCCATTTCGGGCTGCAACATGTCCACGCCAAACGAGATATCCGCACGGTAGAAGGTCTTCTTAGTGAGGATGTCGAACTGCTTGAGCCACAACACCTCGATGCCCTGCTCGGTCGAGCCGCGCATCACGGCAACGCCCGAGCTCGGCTCAATCGCCCCGTCGCGGCTCGGGGTCAGCAGCACGCTGTCCCGGTGCCAGAACGGATTGACATACGCCGTGTCGGTGTTTATGAACGTGACGGCCGCAGTCGCAGACGTGGCGGACATGCTGCAATTCTGATACTGCAGCTCAGCATCCGTTGCGCCCTGAGCGCTGATAATCGGTGGGCTGATAGTCATTGTGGTGCCACTGTCCACGCTGATGACGCGGAAGGTCTTGAGGTTCGCCGTCACATTCTTGCTGATGTGGTGCACGGCGTAGCAATCCGCGATCGTGAAGCAGTCACCCGCCGCTACGCTCGTGGTGCTCGAGACAGTGACCGTCTGATAGCGGTTGTCCACGTTGCTGGACTGCCCCGTGGCCGCAGTGCTGCGCGCGAGCGGGGTGTAGTACTGCGCATCGGCAACACGGGTGCCGATCGTGATCCCGGCGCCGGCCGCCGCCGTCAAACGGTTGGCGTAGTCGAGCTTGTACGTGGAGAACGAGGCAATCTCGCCCACATACGCGCGCTCGTACGCGCTCAACGTCTTCTTGTTGTCGAGCTGACGGCTTGCCAGGTTGCCGGCCATGCCGTTGTAGTCACTCGTGCTCAGGGCCAAGAAGCGGTCACCGTCCATGATGCCCTGCTCGTTGAAGAGCTGCTCGCACTTCGAGACGTCATCAAAGCCCGACGCCGCAGCGTTACGGGTAACGACGAGCGTGCCCTGGTTGGCCGCGATGTCCATGCAGCGCTGATTGATGAGCGAGGCCAGTTTTTGGGCCGCAGCCTTGCCCAGGCTCTTGTTCTGGAGGGCATCACGCAACTGCTTGGCCGTCATCAGCCAAGGCGAGCTGTACTGGTATCCGACACTCGTGGGCACAGACAACTGCGTCTGGTCCTTGAAATTGCTGGTCATGTCGGTGCCGCTGAAAGCCTGCGCGATGTACGGCATGGGCTTCCAGACAACGTCGTTGCTGCGCTCCATGTTGACATCGTCGGACGGCGCGTCAACGGTGACAAGGTTCGACAAGACCAACTTGTCGCTAAAGCCCTCAAGGATGTCCTCAAAGGCGACTTTCTCTTCTTTGGTAAATGCGTTACTCATGGTTTCCTACTGGTGTTTAACGTGCGCGTAGTTTCTTTTTGTACGCGTGGACCTTTGAATAGTCCCCGGTACGCTCAGCCTCTGCGCGTAGTTTGTCGAGTCCGGCTTGACCCGTGAGGGCCTTGCCGGTGTTGCTGCGTTCCACACTGCCCTCGGGGGGCGTGGCGGGACGCCGTTTGTTGGTCTTCAACTGGGTCTCCAATTTCGCAATGGCGAACGCGTACTTGACTGGATCCTTGATTGTGGAAAGCTCTTTGAGCTTCTTTGGCGCTTTGGCCAACGCGTACACGAGCAACGCGCTGTTCTCCGCACCGCTGATGATGATTCCTTGCTGCGTCTGGTCGAGCTGGTCGAAAACCGCTTCCTCGGCCTCGTCGTAGTCCTTCACGCCTAGCGCGCCCTTGGCCTTTGTGTGGCTGTTGACGCGCTGTTCCCATTCACGCTGCTGCGCCGTCTGTGACTCCTTCGCTTCACGCTCGGCCTTTTCGGCTTCGCGCTTGGCTTCGTGCCACGCCTCTAGCTGCTTCTCGAATTCCTCCGAGTCGTACTCACAGCCCGCCAGGGTCGGCTTCTCGCCTACCTTTGGCGTCCCCGCGGGGACAGCAGGGGCAGCCTTGAGCTTCTTTTTGAGCTCGCGGTTTTCCTTGCGTAGGTCCTTCACCCATTGCGGTGCGCCTTGCGTCTCGTCCGGCTCCGGCGCCTCATCACCAATCGTTACAACTAGCTCGCCTTCGTCATCCGCAGGGGGCGTCTCGTCCTCGGCGGTTTCCTCGGGCTCCAATTCCACATCATCCAACTCGGCTTCCAACGTCTCGTCGGGCGCCACTTCTTCACGTACCGTCATTGCTACTCACCCTCAGCCATTGACTCGGGGGCTGGTCCCGGAATTTGTCGCAGGCTGCACCGATGCTGGCGCCATGCGGTCGATTACTTCCATTGCTTGCTGACCCTTGGAAACGTCAATCTCCTGGGCGATTTGCATCGTCTTGGCCTGGTTCAGCTCGGCGTTGCTAACCTTGTTGAGCACGTCCGCCTCGGCTTGCTTAGCGGCCGCCTTGAGATACTCCTCGTTGGCGTCAGGCTTCTGATTGGCCTGCTCCTCGGCCATCTCTTGCTTCTCTTCGTCCGTCGGTTGCGCCACGCCCATACGCAGCATCTTCTTGCGGAAGTAGCCGCGCACGTCTTGCAGCCCTTCACCCTCGAGGTTCATGAGAATCATGGAAGTGAGCACGCTGCGCGTCTCGGGGTCGTCAGTCACTTGCATGACCGCAGTGAGCGCCCGTACGATGGACTGCTTGCGGCTATTTGTGGTCGGGCCGACATCCACGGTCACATCAAAGTTGGCTTCACTCAGGTCGTTGGCGTAGCCCGACTTGCCCTGCTTGTCCACCATGGGCTTCATGAGCTCAATGGGTGACGGCGCGCCCTCGCGGCTCGTCCCCTTCATGGTACGACCTTCCTCAACGTACAGCTCGCGCGCCATACCCAGCCAAATCTCGCCGCCGCGCTTGACTGCCTTACGCATGTTGTCCACGTAGATGAACGACTGCATATCGAGCTTGGCTTGCACCAACTCAAGCAGCTTGCCCGAGGCGTTGGGCCGCATCTCTTCGCCCGCCTCTTGGTTTCCCAGGAGGTCCGCCAAGTCTTGGTCGGTTATCTGCAGCAACGCGGCAAGTGCCGGCGGGATTTGTGGCGCCTTCGTGTAGCCAATGGCGCCGGTCGCTACCTCTTGGCCGTTGGCGTCGAGGATCGGATTAACCAACAGGTACGGGTAGTCCTCGACGTTGTCGCGACTCCAATACAACTCGTGACCGCGCACCTGCTCAGGGGTGAGAATGGGCTTCTCTATGGAAGTTTTGCCCGCAGTCTCAGCCAGCTTGCTGAGTTGCATATTCTTCAGCCGCTGCGCATCCTTGGCTAGCCGCACGTGCCCCATGCACCGCTCGACTTGATCCACGACCCAGCGTTTGCCGTACGTGACGACAACGGGGATGTTCGGGCCCGCGATATAGCCGCAGTCTTCGAGCACGCGCATGCCGTCGAGTAGGTATTTGTGAACGCGCTTGCGGGTAACCTTCTTGGTGCGGTCTTTGCGCCACCCAGTCTTGCGCATGGCGCTGCGGCTGTCGAGGTCGTCGGGTTCCTTTTCGTCGAGCTCGGACGCACGAATGCGCTGCTCTTCGCCCGTCGCGGCGTTGGTCCACACCTCGACTGTATCGGGGGACTCCTCGACCTCGTAATACTCGGCGAGCCACACCATGTCAGGCGTAACCCAGTCAAACGTGCCGCTATCGGAGGTCCAGATATCTTTGGGCCAGCTGCTTGGGTCCTCGCCGTACTCCTCTTCGTACGCCTCGTGTGACATGGGCGTAAGCACCCAGCACTGCTTAGCGTCCGCCTTGTCTTGGCGCATGCAGCCGACGTTGAAAAATACCGTGGTATCCGCGTCGTGAATCGGTTCCCAGCGAATGCGCTGACACTCGTTCTCGTCGTCCCCTTCATCCTCGTAGCAAGCACGCAGGCGCCACGCGCCCATGCCACCGCCCACCGCTTCCTCATAGCCGTTGTCGTAGGCTTCCTCCGCCCCGCTATCCTGCTCGTCACTGCGATACAGGTCGGCGCATGCGTCGCTGAGCTCGCTGTTGCCCGAGCCGTCCTTCGAGGTAAAGACCACGTCGAGCCGGTTGTTGCGCCATTCATTGATGACACGCATGACCGACTTGTGGACCTTATTGACTTCGATCTTTGGCTTGTTTTCCCATTGCTCGGACCATGGGCCGTCCCATTGCGCACCGCTGATGGAGTAAAACCGACGGTCCTCGAGGCATTGCCGGCGCTCCTCGTAGACAGCCGACTGCGCGTCGTCGAATTGCTTACGGGCGCGCTCGTGGACCTTACGGAGATTGGATGCAGGCATTGTGCACCGCATCATAGCGGACTGTGATGCGGTGCACAATAGGAGCAGGGTAGCGGGTGCCGCGCGTCCCGTCGTACACTCAGCGACCAAGTGTAAGGAGGCCGACCTCCCGACGCGCGGCGCCCTGTCGGGCCTGCCTTATAAGGCAGCGATTGGGCGATTTGCTGCTATAGATAGCGGACGAAATGGAAATACCGCGTGCTCGAGTAGCCTCGGACGAACCGATAGCCTGCACGGATCAGGTTGGTAATTGAGCCGTAGTTATGGTGGATCGCGTACGTACAGACGCAGGTGCACCCTTGGCGCCTGGCGTACGCCTCACGCACCCGGATGAGCCGCCGTTGCAGCCCAAGCCCATTGGCCGCGGAGACCACCGCGCAGCTTGTGAGCTCCAACATGTCCCCATGGTTACACGCCGAGGCAAAGCCAACGAGTTGCTCTTGACGAAAGCCGCGGGCCGGGTGCACCGCAACCCAAAACAGATTGTTGTTGCCGGGCCACACATCGTGCGGGAACGCGAAGCGGTGCACCTCGCGCAGCCATTCGAGATCGTGTTCACGGCGGATTACGATGCGCATTGAGGGGGTCAATCCAGGAGCCGCGGGTTACACCAAATGAACATGACCCAGATGAGGACCGGGCAGATTGCCACTATGGCGCAGGCTATCGATATCTTGAGTAGCGGGTGCATCATTTCCTCCTAAACGCTGAATGACTCGGGATAGGCGTCACGATCTGACGCGGTACGGTGGAGTCTATCAGCACCGGCCATTCGCGATCAATCCAATAGCCGAGCGCGGTTGTGATGTGTTGCGCAGTATTCGACTCGTCCTCCTGAAACGCTGAGCCCTCCTTGAGCTGCACGGTGCTCAGCCCCTTGTGGACTGTCGGCGCCAGCTTGGGGTTGACGAATAGCGTGCGGTCGCCCTTGGCATTGCAGATCTTGGCGCGCACTGCGTTCTGTCGGTCTCGGATGGCTGGCGCTGCGAGCTTGACGCGGCGTTCCACATTCCAGCCCTGACTGCGGAGGTAACTTTCGATGGCGGTGTAGTTGGATTGTTGGGCGTGCTTCTCGCCTGCACGCCCCGCGGGGTCCCCGTAGAGCTTGAGGCTACGATTAGCGTGCGCCTTGTACCTCTCGCAGAATTCGACGGCGGCATTGTGGGCCACCGCCGAGGTTAGCACTATCTCGTCTGCAATCAGTAACTTACCGTTACGCTCGGTGGCCACACATGAGCTCAGCGGCGTATAGTTGAAGTCGTGCATCCAGCTCAGCGCATCCGTGGGCAGCAGCGTCTCGGTCGTGGTATTGGCATGGCCATAATCCTCGTAGATGCGCCCCGTCGCGCCCTCGAATGCCGCCTCGTACTCCTGGCGGAACTGACGGGCCGACATGCGACCACGCGCATCCTCGATCTCCTCAGCAGACAGAATCTCAGCGCTTGTCCAGTGGTACACCTTGGAGTTGCGCCACACTCCCGACTTGGACCGCTCGCACATGTCGTAATAGTGGTTGAGCCCCTCGGGCACACCGATCAGATCGAGCCAGGGTTTGTACCCTGGGTACCGCGGGTCCTCGGTGCTTAGCGCGGGCAGCACGTGCAACGGGACCGCGTCGGCATGCAGGTCCGCCACCTCATCAATCGGCCCGCCGGCCCACGGTACCCCCTCGATACGCCGCGCCTCATCGAGCCCCATTACGTGGATACTTGCCCCATTAGGCAAACGGATGGTGAGCTCGCCCTCGCGAATGGCATCTGGCCCATAGCAGTAGGCAAAGCTCAGTAACTTGAGGTCCTCCCACCAAATCGTTTTGGCCTGCTTGTGCGTTGGGGCCGCGGCAAAGAACGGTCGGCCCGGCGTGCGCATGGCAGCCTTGACCAGCTTGCGCTTGGCCCGCTCGGTTTTGCCGCTGTTGCTGGTTACGATGCCCCCGTCGTGCAGAACGTAGAGATTTGAGTCGTTCGCTACAGTTATGTCGTAGGTATGCGCGAGCCTGCGCGCCCCGTGAGCCAACCCAATGCGATCCGGCAGCACATTGGCGTGCTTTAGCCTGGCTGGGTCCGCGTAGCGCTTGCGAAGATACGGACGCAGCGCGGTAAGCAGCCGGGCCGCCATGCAATTGGACGTCGTTTTGATCGTGTAGACCGGCCCGTTGACATACTTGGCGCGGCAGTCCGCCTCGCGAGTGCACCATTCCTGGAAGTACTTATGGACGATCCGTTCGCACACATCCACGACGGCGCGGGCCTGCATGCCTATCTGCACTACCAGCTCTTTCCGCTTCGATGACTTCCAGTAAACCGAGCCGTCTGTGTCGATTATGCCCGCAAGGAACGCCAAACACGTGGCACGGTCCCACGTGTCTACTGTTGCCCAATCGGCAATCTTCTCGTGCGCGTACCTGCCTGCGCACCACTCGCGGTAATAGGGCACTGCGTCCATCGCGCCGCGCCCTGCCGCAATCTGCCACGTGTGGTTGGCTGATGGGCGTTTGCGGTAAGGCCCGCCGATCTCGGCAGCGATAGCCTCGGGCACCAGATGATCCCCGGCGCTCACGTACAGGAACCGCATGAAACGGCCATCAGTCGATTTATTGTCGCGGCTGCACCCGTCGCCTAGCAGCGCGCCGAGGGAATACGCCCGCGGCACCGCAACGTTGCCCCCTCGGATAGCGTCGCCGAGGTACACCCTGCGCACACGGTGCCGGGAAGTTAGGCTACCTACTTCCATCCGCTCATAGCCCCCCGCCCAATTGCGCCGCGGATCAAAAGCATACTCGTGAGCGGCCCAAAGCTTATGGTTGTCGGTGGCTGCCAGGTACTCTCGACCGCGGGAAGTGAGCCCTACTACTTCTTGCACCCCATTGTCGTGAGTAGCGGTCACATTGGTGGGGCCGTCAAGCCCCATAACCGTATCGCCTACGCGTAGGGATTCGATGGCGCGGGGACCTGTCGGTGTAGCCACGAGGGTTCCGGTGGGTAAGCAGCGGCGGCCACACGGGGCCAACTTGAAACGCACATCGTCATGGACAAACGCCAACTGTACCGGATGGTCGCGCAACTCATACCAGCGCGCGCGGCACTTAGCCTCAGCGGTAGCGAGTTGCTCGGCGGTCTGTCTCACGACGGCAAGCTATCCGCAATCCGCTTGAGCACCGCATCCACATCGCTCACCTCGCGTCCGCCCTTGTCCCCGACGCCGGCGCCGAGCGCACCGAGCACGCGCAGGATGAGCGTGCGCGCCTCGGTCTGGTCGTGCATAAGAACCTCGATGCGCCCCTCTTTGGTTACCTTGGCCCCTTTGTACAGCTTGGCTGCCTTGGGGCTCAGGCACGTGGTATCGGCCAGCACTACATCAGTGACGCCTTGCCCTTCGCACTGCGGGCACTCGAGGTCGACCGGGTCAGTGCGCCGGAACCCATAGCCCCCTGAGTTGTCCGGCGGGTCAGCTGGCGCGGGGCGCGTCGGGTCAATGTGGTGGGCCTCGAGCGCCGCACCGTACTCAGCATACGCCTTGGACATCTCAGCCTCATCGCGCCAGCGATAGGCGTGCCCTTCGCCGTGGCAATGCCGGCAGTTGTAAATACGGATGCTGACGAGCTCGTTAGGGTCCGCCGTGGCGATGTCATCCAAGTCACGCAGATGGTCCAGCACCTTGGCCACACATTGCGCCTCAATGACGGCGCGATGCTCGCTGATACGTGCGGCCACATCGGCACGGCCCATCAGCACCCGAGCGTGGTCATATACAACGTAGGGCGCCAGCTTGCTGCAGTCGTAGACCGCACGGTACGCGGCGGCGCCGTTGCGCAGCTCGACAACGCGCAGGGCAAATAGCTCTTCTTCGATGGTAAGCGGTTGCCCCGTCAGCTGGTCATTGACCGCGGGGCCAAGCAGGTGGGCGAAACGTGCCGGGGGCTTTTGCATAGCGGGCAGAGTAGCCCGCTATGGTGCGGTGCGTCAATTAGGCGTACATGGCGGTGTTCGCACGGAACCAGTCCGACGACGCGCCCGCGTAGACTGCTTGGATGTAGGCGCTTTTCGCCCGGCTAGCGGCGATCTTGCAGCCGACCCGAGTGCCGGGTGACTCGCTGATAAGCTGCACCCGCGCGCCGTTGAGGTAATCGCACGCATACTTGTAGCCGCCAACCGTGACCGTGGTGGGCGCGCCGCTACCATCTTCGAAGAAGCGAATCGGGGCAACCGTGACTGAGGCGTGCGCTACTTTCATCTCACCTACTCCCGTTGCGTTGCTGATGGCTGCATACTGCGCCTCTTTGACCCGAGAGACAATGTGCACGCGTCACATTTTCAATCAGCCATCTCCATGCGCCGTGTCTCGTACCCTCGCACCCACTCGTGTGACTCATGGCTCATGGGTGGGTATGGGTTGTTGCGCAGGTCGCCGTGCACGTCGCAAGCCTCGTCGTAGCCCGCGTCGAAGGCGCTGTGCAGCGCACGACCTTCGGGGGTTAGCCACATAGGGGTAGGCATCACAGCACCTCCTGAAGCACAGCGCGCGGTCCGTACGCCGCGATGCACTCGGCTAGCAGCTCAAGCAGTGTAACAGCGGGGGCAAGCTCCGCAGTCGTGTAGGTCACGTTGGCATAGTGGGTCATGACGCCACCCGTTCGCGCGCTGCGGCATACGTGGCCGGGCTGATCGACCGCACCCAATTGCCCAGGTGCTCGCACCAGTAGGCCACAATCGTGGCGTCGTTGTTCGTGCGGTAGGTGCGGCCGTTCATGTAGAAGTTGGTCCATTTGTCGCGCATGAGTATCTCCGGTTAGTACTGACTGTAACGGCTCGGGCGGGCAAGACTTGAGGAGAATT